GTTGCCTAATTTTGTGCATCTTGTATTTACACACCGCTGGGTTTGCGAATTCTGCACATCGAATCATGTCCAATGTTGAGCTGACATCCAACACATGGTCACGTGCGCTTATTAATATTGCAAATCGCATATATACTCCGCACCAGCATGATATAACTACATGGTCACAACTGTTTTCTCAACCGCATACTATGTTTGGCACAGTATCTAGTAATCAGATTCTTGTTTATGTTAAGAGTCTTTTACATGCTGGATATCACGCATACAGGAAAGAGTACTATCAATCCATTGAATGGCTCTCGAACTTGTTGTGTATTAATCCACTTCAAATTGGACGGCTTATATCCTCTTTTAGGACACAAGCTGTTGCTGCTGAAATTCATGTGGTTGTTCACAATGGTGTTCGGTATGAGTTGTCAGCTGAAGACCACCGTGCCTATTTACACGTTGTTGCGTCCAATACAGACCCAACGCGTTTTTTGGCTACTAAGCGAGTGCGAGCTGAGACTCAAACAACCATCCAAATGTTGGCAACATTACTTGGCGTTCTTAGGGAAACTGGCCTATCGCACTTAACTGAGCGAGATATGAAGGCTGCAAGTGTTAAGATGAGTTACTTGCAAGGGGTGAAGCGTGATCAGAATGATAAGCTTGAGACAATCTATAAAATGATTTCTTTAGTGATGCGTTTCTTGTTTTCGTATGATCCTTTTGATCCCGATCATCAGCGATTTATGGCTAAATTGGTTGAAATTATAGATTTCACCAAGGAAGCTAAGCGTCGAGTTATTATTGCTGACGATGTACCATTTATGCACAAGTGTATTGAGTATCATGATGAAGCATGTCAACTTTTATTAGACCCACGAATGGAATCTATAACACCTTTCATTGCAAGTGGATTTAAGAAGCGAGTTGACGATCTTGAGAAGATTGCTATCCGAGCCAAGTCTGAATTGGGTGGAGCAAACACTAGGGAAGAGCCCACGAGTATTTTACTTACAGGGCCCCCAGGTGTTGGTAAAACCGCAGCAATTAACTTCTTTAGGGAAGCAATCGCCTGGAAGCTTGGTAAACGTTATACCCCTCAGATGTCTTACGCATATCGGGTTAACGAAGAGTTCCAGGAAGGTTATTTCAATCAGATGTTCATGATTATTGATGATGCATTTAAGGAGGCTGATGGAGCTGCTCGGCTTAAAGTTGCGTCATCCATTATTGAGATGGTTAATACTGCTCCTATGCCCATGCCCATGGCCTTTGAAACTAAAGGAAAAATTTTC